CGGTCCGCAAAATCACCACCGCAGCCGGAAACATTCGATTTGACGCTCAGCGCACGGACCAGGGCCATGCCGACCGATTCTGGGCCTTAGCCCTGGCGAACCACGCAGGATCGAGCAGCATTATGGCCGCGTGTGTCGGCACAGACCCTAAGGAAAAATCGACCATGACCGATTACAGGCCGGGACTGCTGTCAGCCAACGGCGGCATGTTCGGCCGGTTTAACAGAGCGCGAAGGATTTCAAAAAGGAAAGCAGCTTGACAGGTTTTATAGAACGCATCGCTAAATTTATCGCTCCGAGTCTCAAAAACGAAGCTGAGATTAAGGACCTGGTCAGGGAAGAAATTTCCAGGGTCCGCATGAGTTTGCCGATTACAGCTAATTATGATCCTAAAAATGAGGGCTATCATCCGCTAACCGGGGGCAATAGTCAAAGGCGTGATTTAACCACCCTCACTCACGATCGGATGTTTGAGATCGCCTATTATATGTTCGATAATTCGGCCATGACTCGGCGCATAGCTAGGCTGGATAAAAGCTTTCTTTTTGCCGAGCCTATCACCGTGACTTCGGATGACGAGGACATTCTGGAAGTAATCAATCGTTTTTGGGATGATTCGGCCAATAATATGGACCTTGATTTTCCTGAACAGATGATGTGGCTGAGTCTGCTCGGCGAGCAATGCTGGCCGGTCGAAATCAATAAACATAACGGCCGCGTCACGCTCGGCTATATCGATCCGGCCAATATCAAAGAAATTTTTGTCAGCCGGACGAATGTCAAACAGATCGTGCAGGTTGAATTACGGGGCACGGCCGGCCGGCCGGGCCAAAAAATGGCGGCCATCAGGCAGGATTTAAATCCGATATCATCTACATCCAGCCGATTAGTAGGCGAATGCTTTTTTTTCGCTATCAATCATCCCCCGAATTCCCCGCGCGGCCGATCGGATTTTTTGACGCTGTTTGACTGGATTGACGGTCTTGAACGATATGGATTCAATTACCTGGAGCGTGCTGAAAATCTGCTTAATTTTGTTTGGGACATTACACTCAAAGGCATGAACGAAGAACAAATCAGGGAATGGCTGCGGGACAATCCAGCGCCTGAGCCAGGATCGCTAAGAGCGCACAATGAGGGCGTGGAATGGAAAGCCGTCGCTCCCGATATCAAGGCGACCGATTTTCGGTCCGGCTTTGACATGGGCAAAAGCTTTATCATGGGTGCGGCCGGGCGGCCTGAATCATGGTTTGGAGGAGGCGGTAAGGCGTATCAGACTGAGGCTGAGATTTTCGGCCAGGTGCCGATCAAAGATTTAGACGAGCGGCAGCTATATATCAAACACATTCTGAATTTTATGCTGCGTTTCGTAATCGATCAGGCCGTGATTGCCGGCCGGCTGTCAGAAAAAAAAGCTGAGGCTGGTTTCACGGTCAATCTCCCAGAAATCTCCAAACGCGATTTAACTAAGGTCCTTGCCGGTATTCCGCAATTCGCTACTGCCCTGGTCGTGGCTGAGAATAACAGTATAATCAGTCATGAAACAGCAGTAAAGTCTTTTGCTTTGATAGCCGGACAGCTAGGCATAGATATAGACCCTGAAATCGAACTTGAGGCCGTAAAAAATCAGGCTGAAGAAAAGAATTTTGAGGATTACATAAAATAATGGCCAGCCAAAAAGAAAGGGCTTTCCGCCGTAAGATCAGCGGGCTGATTAAAAACGCAAATCGGCTTAAAGATACAGAGGTTAAAAAAATTATTCAATTATTGAATGCTGCTCGCAGAGATGTAGCCGCAACCGTGGCTTCGACTGAATGGCAGGCATATCGTCTGCCGCAAATGAAAGCAGCTATCGAGCGCGCCATGCAAACATTCGGAGACAAATACGGCGTCGACCTTCGAGATGCTCAGCGTGAATTTTGGGGACTGGGTGTAGACATGACCGATCTGCCGCTTCGCGAGGTCGGAATTTCTGTAGCTATCCCGGAGATCGATACAACTGTGCTGTCAGTTATGCAGGGGTTTTCCTCAGACCTGGTGACCGGACTGACTCAGGATGCCGTAAAAAAAATCAATACCGAACTTACTCTGGGTCTGATGGGCCAAAAATCGCCGTATGAGGTTATGGAAACAATCGGCCGGAATCTAAAAGATAAATCGATTTTTAAATCGATTGCTCATCGGGCAGATACTATCGTGAGAACCGAGGCGGGACGAGTACTAGAAGCGGCGGGGCAGGCTCGGAAAGAGGCGGCTGCCGCCGCAGTGCCCGGCCTTCAAAAACAATGGTATTACGGCCATTCTCCCAAAATGCCGCGCCTAGACCACATGGCCGCGGACGGCCAAATTCGGGATGTGGATGAACCCTTTAACGTGGGAGGCGAACAGCTTATGTATCCTCGGGATCCAGCCGGATCACCGGGGAACACTATTAACTGCGGATGTACGTCTCTGCCCTATCATCCCAGTTGGGATGAAGCAGCAAAGCGGCAAGCCGCGAATTTTTAATTTTTTAAGGAGGATAAAAGTGACTGAAAAACCAAAAGAAAAAAAACTTTTAGAGCAGATTCCGGACGCGGACCATGTCCAAGACGACAAATTAGACTCTCTGCTTAAGCTGGCCTGCAAGGCTTACGGCATTCCCGCAAAATATGTTTTTAACTCGCGGTTCGATCCAGAGACTAACGAGATGGTCATTGTCACGAATGGCGGGAAAAAGGTGCGTTATGCCAAAGACGATGACGTTCAAACTCTTAACCAGATCGAGGTTACCGGCATAAACCCGGACTGGGATAAGAAAAAGTTTGTTGCCGGCAAAAAGGAAAAATAGGAATCAACAATGCCGTACTCAAAAGATAATCTGCCGGATTGGCTGAAGAATTTGCCTCAAGGAGCGATCCAGATCGGAATCGAGGTCTTTAATGAGACTTTTGATAGGGACAAAGACGAAGAGGCTGCTCGTCAGGCTGCCTGGTCAGCTATAAAAGCGAAATACGAAAAAACTGATAATGTCTGGAGGGCGAAGGCTGAGATAGATAAAATTTTTCAGACGGCTTTGCGCATGGATAAACCGGCCGATATCGAGGGATCGGCCTGGGAGGTGACGATTTGCGAACCAGGGCTGACATTGAATGATTGGTATTTGCCGGAGGAGGCGCTTCGAGAAGCGGCCGGGCTCTTCGAGGGCGTAGATGTGAATTTATATGAATTGCCGGAGAAAGGCGCTTCACATGTCCCTGACAACCTTTTTGAAATTAAACCCCTGCTGGTCAAAAATAAGATCGGCTGGATAGATAAGGTTCGTTACGCGGCTGGGCAAGGACTTAAGGGAATTCTGCATTTTTTGGATTCAGCCAAATGGCTGGGCCGGAATCTGCTTAAAGCTCAGCAAGCCGGAGTTCAGGCCTACGGCCTGAGTTATGACTGTCCTGTCACGGCCAAAAGAGAGGAAATTAATGGGAAACCCGCATTTTCGGTCATTAAGTTTTTGGCCGCGGATTCGGTTGATATAGTATCCCGCCCTGCGGCGGGAGGTAATTTTAACCGGGCGGTTGCCGCCCAAAAAATGGAGGAACAGGTAATGGACAAAAAAACATTGTGGAATTTAATCCACGAAAAACAGCCTGATCTCCTCGCAGGAAAAGACTTCAAGTCCATTTCTGACGAGGAGATTACGGCGCTGGCACGAATGGCAATGGAATCCAAACAAGACAAAAAAACGGCTTATTGGAACCTTCTCCTCGATAAAGCACCTAGGCTGATTGAAGAGAAGGATTTCAAAACCATAACTGAACAGGAAGTCGTTGCCCTGGCGAGGGCGGCGATGGACCCGCCAAGTAAACCAGAACCAAAACCAAACACAGTAACTCAAGGCGATCTATCGCTGTTCAGATGTGAAATGGCCCTGGATAAGGCAATAAATGCCTCGGATTTGCCGGACAAGGCCAGGACTCGGATTCAGGCCATGTTTGCGAAAAAGATTTTTGAATCTGCTGAACTGGAACGTGCGATTGCGAGTGAAAAAGACTATTTAGCTGAAATATCCGGCGTGAACAAAGGCCCTGGAGATAACGGCGGCATTGCCGCTTCTAGTATCACCGTCGGTCTGGGGAGCCTCGAACGCGCTCAGATGGCTGCGGATAGAGCTTTCGGCCTGACGAAAGATGATGAGATCAAGCTCTCAAAAATGACCCGGCTGGATAATCAGCCCTTTTTTGAAAGCATGCGGAGCGTCCAGGATTATCAGGATTTTGATCAAGTGCCTGCCTTCACGGGTATCCATGAAATGTATGTCTTTTTCACTGGAGACACTGAGGTTGCAGGCCGATTCTTTCCTAAAAAACTTCCGCCTGATCTGCGGGCTAAAATGGATATTACCAGCGCGACATTTTCTTATGTGCTGGGTAATACCCTCGCTCGCCGGCTGGTCAAGGACTATCTCGCCACGAATTTTCAAGAGGACCTGTTGGTTTCGATTCGGAAATCCGTGAAGGATTTCAGACAGCAGGAAGCGGTTCTGGTCGGATATTTCGGAGACCTGGATACGGTCGATCCTGAAGCCGCGGATTACACGGAGATCGCGGCCGTAACCGATGAGGAATCCACCTATACAATGGCCCAGAAGGGCAATATCCTGACCGTCACCCGAAAAACGATTATCAATGACGATATTTCATTAGTTCAGCGATTGGTAGAAAGGCTTGGCCGGGCAGCCAGAAGGACTCACGCTCAATATGTCTGGAATTTCTGGATCAATAATTCCACCTGTTCAGACGGCACAGCCTGGTTTACCGTAGGACACGGCAACCTGTTGGCGCTTGCGTTAACCTATGCTCGAGCCATAACCGCATATAAGACCCTGGCCAAGATGACGGAAAAAGACAGCGCCAAACGGATTGGCCTGCTGGACGATCCGAATGTCAAACCCACCCTGATTTATCCCATTGATTTGATGGAAACAGGCGATCAAATCGTTAATGACGATCACTATTATACTGCAAACGACTTGACTACCAAGACCCGCAATCCGCTCAAGGGACTGATTAACGGCGCAATGGTTTCTATTTTGACCGATGCGGACGATTGGGGACTGCTTCTGCCGGCCGGCCTGATTGATATTGTTGAAATGGGCTATCTCAACGGCCGCCAGGAACCCGAAATGTTCGTAGCTGATTCACCGCAGTCCGAACAGATTTTTATAGCTGATAAAGTCAGATATAAAATTCGGCATGAATATGCCGGCGCGCCCATTGATTTCCGCAGCGGCTACAAGAGCGAGGTCTAATCAATAAACCCATAAAATTCTTTTAAGAGGAGGATTTTTTAAAATGAAACATTTCAGAGACTTTAACAAAAACATACTGGCCGTGATTGCGGTTCTGACAGCCGTAATGCTGTTTGCTCCGCAGGCATCGGCCTATGACATCAAGCAGGTCTGGACCAGATTTTCAGCCACAGCCGGGGAGGATTTGACTCTCGGCGATATAGTCTGCCTCGCGGCTGCAGACGGCTATGCCTATCAAGCTGACGCCGATCTGACTACGCGCAGGCCGGCTATAGGAATCGTAGGCAAAACCACCGCGTCCGGAAGCCTAGTCGAGATTATAACTCGAGGGATTTTTACCGGATGGAGTTCCCTGACCGTAGGCGCACCGGCTTTTATTTCATCTACGGTCGCCGCAGCGACTCAGACGGCAGTCGGAACCTATCAGCAAATGATCGGTGTCGCTGTTTCGTCCACGGATTATCTGTTTGATTTTCAGGCAAATACGGCTTCAGCGACATCACTCGGAGTCCTCGTTGGCGCCACGCCAATCGTACTCGAGGGCGCTACGGATGACGCCTTTGAAACCACAATCGCTCCGACCGACCCCACCGCGGACCGGACAGTAACCCTGCCTGACGCTGGTGGAGCAGCCGTGCTTTCACCGGCAGGAGTTCAGGGCACAGCCAATGCTGTGGCTGGAGTGAATAATGGTTTTGAATACGAAGGCGCAACCGCTAATGATTTTGAAACAACCATCACGGTCACCGATCCCACGGCTGATAGGGCGATCACCTTTCCCGATGCGGCCGGCGTGCCGATATTAGCCTCGGCGGTACCCGAAGCGGCCAATGCCGTTTCTGGAGCTGCCAATGCGATCGTTTATGAAGGCGCGACCGCGGATGATTTTGAGACCACCGTGGTCGTGACCGATCCAGTCTCTGATATCACCTTGACTTTCCCGCAATATACCGGCGATCTCCCCATTATTGTCGGTCAGGATGCGGTCAGC